AAGCATAGCGTCCAGCATTGAGTAGGTTTTTAATCTCATTTTTCTTTCCTGAATGTGGGCAACGGGAACCAGTAATCGAAAAACTTATCGTCCGTTGTGTGCTGACCCTTCTGAGCCACACCAGACCGCTTGTTAATCAACCACATGGAGACACCCCGTGGCGTGTACTCGTCAATCTTTATCCAGTGGCAAGACGGAGCGACCACGGCAGCGCCGTAGGCTGTGAGTTTGTACTCGGGGGTCATGAGAAAACCCCTATGAAAAGAAAAATCACCCCAATGATTAGTCCCACAAAAGCTGGGACATGGGGTGCAATGAATGCAGCGGCAAGAAGCAAGAGTGCTGTTGTGTTAGTCATGTCGCGTCCTTCACTTCACCCCAATTACCTATGAGGGCACCGTACGGCACATCCATCTCTCTTTTGATTTGGGCTATAGTGTGGTTTCGCCCCATCCGGTACGCATTCTCGATTGCGTTCTGAACTTCTTCAGTCCAATGTTTCTCAGGTATGTCCCATACGTTCCAGTCATTGATGAAAGGGGAGATCATCTTTCTACCCGCCCTGCCCTTGCGTCTCACAACGCTTAGTTTTACTTCATAGTTCATGATATTTTGTTTCCGTAATCGTCAAATGTTCGTCCTCGTAATTCTTCTTTGGCATTTGGTTTCTCGCTAAACCATGCACCTAGCTTCTTGTCGTAGTCTTGCGATAGTCCGTTGTCCCATCCCGTGGGTGCTGTAGGTGGGCAGCACTGTTGTGATGTCAGTGCCCGATAAGTACGAGGCAACAGCTTACCGCACCGTTGGCAGAAGTTGCGCTCATCTATCTGTGCTTGCAACTGCCCAAAGTCCGACACTGCTTGCAGATGAGCTTCTGCCTCTGGCTGTGCCAAGGCTTCTTTGATTGCGGTGATGGCTTGTCCTCGCTTAGTAGCGTCTTGTCGATGCTCGTGCTTGTAATGTGCTTCTTCCAGCGCCGCAAGCGCCAGCTTTAAGGCTTCACGTTCTTTAGTCATTGGACCCCCGAATAAAACAGCGAGCTTTGGTGGTTGTGCGTGTTCTTGCGCAACTCTTGCGTGATTAGCGACTTCTTCATCAATCGAACTAACTTGGCGTAAATTGTCGGCTCGCTTTTGCCCGTCAGTGCTATGAGCTGGGCAAGGCTAATGGGGCCGTTTGTCCTGACAATTGAAAGGATTAGATCAACCGTTGGACTAGGCTGGAACTGTGTTCGCCTAGGCTTACGTTCGCGGATTCGTTTTTCAACGTCAACGTAGTGGTGCAATTGCGGCGGCATAGCGCCAGGGTAAGCGCCCCCGATCCATTTTGTTTCCGGCGTGTAATTCATCTCAGCCCCAAAGTAAAAAACAGAACCTAGCAGTGGCAAAGCAAAAGCCAAGCACGCCACCAAGCACCGCAGACATGGCCACCAGCGCCGCCACTACAGCCACGCCAGCCATTAACCATTCCATCATTTCAATAAACAGCTTCATACCGAAAACCCACGCGACTTGATTTGCAAGTGATCATCAGCACCAGGCCGCCCCGATTGCATACGCTCACCATCGCCCACCGAGTACGTACCACGTTTAAAAATATTGTCACTTGCAGGCATAGCCTGGCCAGGACGTTTAGCGAGCAACACCGCGCCACCGCTCACATATCGCTTGGGGTTTTTATCAGTCAGCGGAGACAGCGCGTGCGCCGAACTATTCAAGTTTTCCCGCAGCACCGTGCGCGTGCGCTCCGCCACCGTCCGGGCAGTTCTATCAACTGGCTTGGTCATTTCAAATCTCCATACAAATAAGCCTTCAGGCGCTTGATTCGGTCATTGTGGTACTCAGCCATACGCTTCGCATATTCCATGTTGGAACAAGCATCTAGCAGACTACGATGGGCTTCCTCAAGCTCACGAGTTGCAAGAATCTCAGCACTAGGCTGGCGGAACATTTCAAGAAGTTTGGCAAGCATCTTATTTGCCTAAATTCTGTTTCAGAATGTGCAGCACATGAGCCGCCATCGTGCGCGTGTTCGCCGCCGCTTCAGCCTTCAAGAGCACTAGGACGCTTGCAGGCACGCGAATCGTGATGCCTTTGTCTTTAATTTCTTTCGTCATTCAATTTTCTCCAGTTGGTTAAAAAAAGCGCCTATTTGCAACTTTGCATTTTCAGCACCTGTTGCAACTATAACAGCATAATTAACACTTTCCAGATACTTTATAAAACTTTTCTGCTCAGGGCTAACACTTCCCCCCTTCGTGCGCTTCATCTCTACCCACAGCCGCCAGGCAGGGATGAACAGATCAGGCACGCCACGCACCACGCCTTCAATTTTTAACTTGGTGGCCGTGCGAATATCCCGCGCCCCACCGTTCGGGATGGCGAAAATAATCACCCCAGGCCATGCCCGGCGGAACCATTGCACCGTCATGGCTTGTTCGTGGTGTTCAGTTGGTACTTCAATTTTCATAACCCCAGGCTCCAAACGCTATTAATCATTTTGTGGAGTGGCAAAACCTTTTTAGGCTCCACTACGCGAGCGCGACGCTCCAACGCCTCACGCCAACCAGACACACACACAAAGGTGTTATGCCGCCCATCGCGGTTCACGGTCATCAGGCCCAGCTCAACAGAGCGCAGGCAATACTTGCTGGCGTTCTCAATACTCACCCCCTCAAGCCTCCCCCACACCTCACGCGAGGTCATCGGCACGCCCCCATCACTCAGGACATTCAGACACTGGCGAATTCTTTGCCCAATTGGGCGCACTTTTAGAATGGACATTCTGACTCCCACTCAGGGCATAAATCTACGGTTGCCGCGAAATCCTCAGGCGGCTCCATAAAGAACGCCACGCATAGGCCATCATTCCCGTAATGTTCGCAGGTATGGCAGCACTTTGGTGGCCCCGCCTTGTAGAGCGTTACAGCCGCTGGCTCTGGGTGTCTTTGTTTCATGTCCATGTCCTTTTTAAAACTCTAAAAAATTTACCATCTTTTTTGTACTCAATGCCCGCCGGTGGCGCGCCTAAGTTCATCAGGTCTGCAACATCCATCAACTCCACATCAGGCGTCAACTGCATCGGCACTTTTGCGCTGGACGCCATCGAGCAAAGCAGGCGCATCGACTTATCACCAGCATACCCATCATGCGCCACCGCCAAATATTCGGTTATCGGCGCATCACTCAAGCCCCCGTAGTAGGTGCAGGCCAGCATCTCTTTGCCACTCGCCCGACTCAAGTGCTTACGCCACATCCAATGCGTCACCTCCATGTCCTTACCTTCCAGCCCCATGATGTCATCATTACGCAGCGCCATCGACTTCGCCACCGGCTCAGGAAACGCAGCACCACAGGCCGGGCATATTTGAATTGATATCGGGCACAGCTCACCGCAGGCCTCGCACACCTTAATCGGCGCTTCCCCATCGCCCAGGCTCCCCTTCTTTGGTGGTTGCACCGCCGTGATCGGCCCATGCATCTCCACCACGCCCGCGAAGTCAAGCACCAGGCAATGATCGGTGTGAGACTTGGGACGCAGGCCACGACCGGCCATCTGGACATACAGGCTCGCGCTCATGGTGGGACGCATCATCGCAATCAAATCAATGTCCGGGTAGTCAAACCCGGTTGTCAAAACATTGGCATTGGTCAGCGCCCGAATCTTGCCAGCCTTAAAGTCAGCCAACATCCGTGCACGTTCTTTTTTCGGTGTTTCCCCGGTCACACAGTCAGCCACCACACCGTAATCATTCAGCACCTCCGCCACATGGCGGGCATGGTCAACCCCGGCGCAAAAGAACAGCCAAGCCTTGCGCCCACCAGCTTGCGCAATCACCTCACGCACTACGGCGCTATTCAGATCGTCGTTATCGACCGCCGCCTGTAACTCAGATTCAATAAACTCCCCCCCACGCTTATGCACGCCCGACGTGTCCAGCTTCGCCCGGGTGACCTTGGACCGCAGCGTCGCCAAATGGCCTTTGAAAATCAATTCCTCAATGCTCACCGGCTCAATCAGCGCATCAAACAAAGCAGGCTTATCCGTTATCAGCCCATGCCCTAAACGAAACGGTGTGGCCGTCAAACCAATAATCCGCATAGCAGGATTAATCAGCAACAACTCAGCCAGCAGCGTGCGATAGCCGCCCTCATTTTTATGAGACACCAAATGGCACTCGTCAATGATGCACAAATCAATATGCCCCAGCTCACGCGACTTCGTGCGCACCGACTGAATCCCGGCAAACGTGATCGGCTCCCCCAGCTCACGCCGCCCAATGCTTGCCGAATAAATCCCCATCGGTGCACCAGGCCAATGCTCCCGCATCTTCTGCGCGTTCTGTTCAATCAACTCTTTCACATGCGTGAGCATCAGCACTTGCGTGTCCGGCCAATTCTGCAAGGCATCCTTGCACAGCGCAGCCACAATGTGGCTCTTGCCCGACCCCGTAGGCAACACCAAGCAAGGGTTCCCTACGTTCCCAGCCTCAAACCACGCATAAAGCTGGTCGATGGTGCGTTGTTGGTAATCACGAAGCATTTTTATTCACCAAATCAAAATAGTATTCAATCCACATTCGTGGCTCCAATGTCGCCACATGGACAAAATCAGGGTTTTTATCAAGCTCCAGTGCATCCTCAACGTAACGCGCCTTCACCTCCCTGGTCTCAATATTGCGGTACACAAACACGGTGGCGTCCAGGCGGTGCGTCATCCCACCACCCGCCCATCCCAAACCTTACGCGCCTCGGCAATCAACGGGTCGCCACTTGTGCAAGCCGCCACATTAGCCAGCAATTCAGTGCTACCGTAGACACCTTCAGCCGGTGCGCCATTGGCTATTTTCTGCCCATCCACCTCGTAGATAGCCGTCCATTGGTCAGGCCCGTCTAGGCGCTTCCACGGCACCAGGTCAGGATGCAAAACATGGTTATCACAGCCGGTGTGCTGGGAATCCAACGGAATCACATCATCCCACCGCGCACAGTGCCACGTCGAATCACTCAGCGGTGTGGCGTGCGCACAGGTGCGGCAATTAACGTGCTTCGTGGTTTGCGTCTTATGGCAAAACTCATGGGCAGAACAGAACTTGCATTCGAACCAATCCGCACGCGTGCTCAACGGCTCCGGCATACGGTCAGACAGCGTTATGCGGTGCGCCCGCTCAATCGCCTTATCCGCCACCTCCTTGTCGTACTTCACACGCTCCGTGTAAATCCGGTCATCATCCTTGCACACCGCCAGGTAAAGCGCCCGATCAATCCGCGTGCCCTTCATGTAAACCTGCATTTGCACATAATGCAAAGGCTTCGACTTCTGAACCCCGTTCTTTTCCACATCATCAAACGACTTCTTTGCGTGAGTTTTGAACTCCGCCACATGGCGCGACTTCGGCGCATCAGGCACGCCACTTTCAATAATCCCGTCCAAGCTCCCCGAAACGTGACTACCAAAGTCAACCCGGCTCTGCTCGCCCGTCGTGCTCCGAATGTCAATCCCAATCGCCCGCAGGTCACTCACAATCGTTACTTCTTCCATATGCCCACGGCGAAATAAACGAAGGATGCGGCCCTTAAATTTCTCCTGCACCGCCCAGCGAAAGGACAGCCACAGCTTACGGTCGCACGGGTCACCCAGCATAGAAGCACCAAGGTGGCCCCGTGGCAACTCCTTACGGCCCTCGTGTACTTGGTCAATCAGGGCTTGAATCGTGTTTGTTTGTTCAGGTATGTTCATGGCGTTCTCAAAAAAAAATGGGGTACTCAACACACAAATCTTTCCCCCAAAAACTAAATTACTTCTTTCCCCACGGTGGTGCCGCGCGTGTCGGTGCAGCAGCAGCAACACCAGCCGAAGAAGGCACCGGCATTGCTCCACCAGCTCCAGACATAGCCTTGAATTGCTTAATCTCGTTGCTGTCCCCGTATTCCTCGGAACGCTTCACCTCCAACTTGATCGAGATATTGCCGCCAATCAACTGGTCCGTGTCCGTCACCTTCGCCAGTCCAATCGCTCGCATAATCTCGCCCAGTTGCTGGCGTCCAATTTCTTCGGCCTTCACATTCGGGTTTTTAATGTTCAGGTTGCCAAACACCACACGCCCCTGGAACGATGGCCCGGTGATCGTGTACTTCACCGCAATGTATTGGCCAGTACCGGCCTTCGTGTTTTTAATCTCAGCACCGGCAATGCTCGCCGTGTACCAGCCAGCGGGAAGCGGCTCAAAGTTGTTGGTTGAAACAGGCAGGTCAGCCACCGAGAATGATTGTTCTAAAAAAGCCATGATGTAATTACTCCGAAATATTGATTGAAAAAGAAGGGCGTCCAGGGGTCGCCGTGATTGCGTCCATCAAAGGACGCGTGATAGTCTCGTCAGCCGCCTTCCATGCCGAAGCATTTATTTCAGGCGTCCAACGGAACAACTTTGCCAAGTGCTCAGTCAGCCCAAACTCAGCGGCCAACTCCTGCACCTTGTCCGAATCTACTTTGCGACTGATACGATTCACAATCTTGATTTTGTAAGCCCCCTCAGTCTCATTCTGCGTGCCTTCGGCTTGATTCGAGATTTTGTAAAGCGCCACCATCTCGTCCTCAATGTCCCGGCGAAGGCGAATCGACCGGGTTTCGACATCTTTGGCGTCGAGCCATTGGCGTGCCAGGCTCATGACCGTGCCCCAATCTTTGCAATGATGGCACCCAAATCCGGCGACTCCCACGGAGCCAGCTTGCCGCTCCTGTCTTTCGCCAGCCAAAGGCCATCAGAATCACACATCAAAGCCCGCTGGGTCACGCCCTCCGCGTCTTTCTCAACCCTCAAGGCCAGCACTTCATCAAAGAAGTAAGGCAGCGCCTGGCCGGTCTTATTCCCCGGCATAGAAGGCGCGTAAAGAATGCGCCCAGCTTCGTCTTGGCTCTTTTCACACTTCGCCGTCATGTAAACGTGCTTGCCAGGCAGATCACGGAACGCGCGAATCAAGTCGCTCATCTGTTCCTGCATCGCACCGTAAGCCGCCCGTGGGTCTTTCGTCGCCTTCTTTTCAGCGTTTAGCACCACCTCGCCAATCTCAGAGATCGAATCCAGCGCGATTGACTCAAAGTGCTTCGCCTCGTCCGATTCAGTCAGCCACTGGTATGCCTCCATTAAAGAAGCCATGCTGGTCACCTCAATATATGGAAGGTCAGCGTCTTGGATGGACAGCAGCCCACCCTCGGCAGACAATACCAAAGGCGTTGGCAGCGTCTTAATAAGGGAAGTTTTACCCGCCCCAGCTTGCCCGTAGACAAGAAGCTTCACACCATTGGCAGACAAACCGCCCGTGTTTTTTAAATTAATTGCCATCTTCAATTCATCCTTTTTTATGCCCCCGTCTGGGTATCAGTTCGGGGCATGGCCTTATTCTAATATAGAATCAACACATCAAAACAATTTATTTTCACAAAAGGAACAAAAACCATGATGACCCTCTACGCAATCCGCCAAGCCCTAGAAGACCGAAGCCCCGGCAAAGTAGCAGAGGCCACCGGCCTGCACTACAACACCATTGCTCAGATCAGAGACAATGAAAACGCTAACCCCACTTACAAAGTAATGCTTGCCCTCAGCGCCTACTTAACCAGCCGTAACACCACCCATGGCGAATCTATCTAACATCCTCGGCGGGCCTTGGGCACCACCACCAGAAAAGCTAATTTCTAGCCCGGAAACCCAACTCCGCGAAGCCATGGCCAACTCAGGCTTGGAACCGCCGGACGACATCCATATGGACGGCAAGATTCACCGCTTTAAATCAGGCACAAAAGGCGCACCAGGCCACGGCGACAAGCCCGGCTGGTATCTGATTTTTGGTGACGGCATCCCAGCAGGCCGCTTTGGTTGCTGGCGCATGGGGATGGAGCAAACATTCAGGGCAGACGTCGGGCGCAAACTCACCCAGACCGAGGAAATGGCCCACGCCAGGCGCATGACCGAAGCCAAAACCCTACGCGACGCGGAACTAGAGCGTAAACATGAAGCGGCATCCGCCACAGTAGAAAAGATTTGGACCGGCGCACAGGCCGCATTGCAAGATCACCCATACCTAGCCAAAAAAGGTATCGGCGTCCACGGCGCTCGGGCAACCGGCGATGGCCGCTTGGTAGTCCCCCTCTACGACCAAGACGGAACCTTGGCCAGCTTGCAGTACATCACCCACGACGGCGGCAAGCTCTACCACTCAGGCGGTCAGACCGGCGGCAAGTTCTGGATGATCGGCACCATGGACGAACCCGGCACGCTTTATGTCGCTGAAGGCTTTGCCACCGCCGCCACAATCCACGAAACCACCAACCGCCCCTGCGTAGTCGCCTATAGCGCGAGCAACTTAGTGCCCGTCACCGCCAGCCTGCGCGAAATGTACAGCCCCACCCAGGACATTGTTTTAGTCGCAGACAATGACGCCTCTGGAGTCGGCCAACGCTACGCAGATCAGGCCAGCGCCAAATATGGCGTCAGGGTCGTAATGCCACCACTCCCAGGGGACGCCAACGACTACGCCCAGGCAGGCCACAACCTAGCCGCCCTGCTCATCCCTCCAAAGAATGACTGGCTCATCCCAGCAGATGACTTTTGCGCCCAACCCAGCCCCATCGCTTGGCTCGTCAAAGGCTGGCTTCAAGAGCAAGCCCTAATCATGGTTCACGGCCCCAGCGGTGGCGGCAAAACCTTCGTAGTTTTAGACTGGTGCCTTCGCATGGCCAGCGGCACCCCCGACTGGATAGGCCACAAAGTAAAAACCGGCAACGTGGTTTACCTAGCGGGCGAAGGTCACCACGGGCTACGCGGCAGGGTCGCCGCCTGGAAGCACCACAATCAGGCCGGGAAACTCTCAATGTGGCTCTCTCGGGATGGCTGCGACCTCAACACCACCGAAGGCTATCAACGCGTAACCTCAGCCATCAAGCAGAGCAACATTAGCCCCAGCGTTATCGTGGTGGACACCCTGCACCGCTTTCTATCAGGCGACGAAAACAGCGCCCAGGACGCCAAAACCATGCTGGACGCCTGCAACGCCTTAATGATGGAGTTTTCCTGCTCCGTTATTCTGGTGCACCACACCGGCGTCAGCGAAGAAGCCCAACACCGCGCCCGAGGCTCAAGCGCATGGCGCGGGGCACTGGATATTGAGATCAGCATCGTGCCCGGCAAAGACACCAAACCCATGGAAATCGTGCAAAGAAAGAGCAAAGACGCAGAAATGGCAGAGACCGTATTCGTTGAACTTCACCAAGTAGCCATTCCAGGCTGGTTCGATGAAGACGACAAACCAGTCACCAGCGCCGTGATTATCGAGGCTCAAGCACCCGCCAAAGCAGACAAAAAAGAATCAAAATTCAGCTCTGAAAGCCGAGTTCTTGAAAACGCATGGTGGTCAACACAAGCTGAAACCAGATAACAAAAACAACCCAAAAAAACCCTTTACAACCTAAATCAATATGTTATATACTATGCACAGGGTAGTCGAAGGTGGCATAAATTACGGAAACTACCCTACCCTACCCATACTCCTATACCCCCAGTTAAGTGAAACTGGGGAATAGGTGATAGGCAGGTGGGTTGTTCGGTAATGCGATTAATTTTGGAGAATTTATGAATTGGGAAAAACAGGGTTCAAGACCTTACATCAGCGAAAGCGGTTTAAAAAATCATTTGCAAAATCAAGGCTACTCGCCAGCCAAAATTCGCAAGGCGGTTGACCCGTCAAATGGCGATGGACTTATCGGCGGCTTGCTCCAAGCAAACATGATCGAACCATTCGAACATGGCTGGGTCGTCATTGATCACGCATGGGCCAGCGCAATGATGATTAGCAAAAACGTGACATAGCCATGAATCAGAAATCCTTTTACAAGCTATGCCTTTACCTTGGCGCTTTTCCAGACAGCACCAACTTCACCGTTAAGCGTGATGACTTCGTTCAATGGATGGCGGCTCAAGGCTACGCAGAGCGCACCATCAACAACCATGCAGCCCCATCAAGGCCAGGCGGAATCATTAACCAACTCATGGAAGATGGCCTCATTGAAGACGGCGGCGTAAAACGCTGGTGCGTTCCATGCGTTCAAAAACTCAATGCACAAAAGCCACGCGAGAAAAAAACATCAATCAAGATGTTTGCAGGAAACCTACCACCGGATGGCGAAGGATGGATGACCAGCAGCAGGCTTGACGATGACAATGAACCAGGCATTGAATGGCGTTTATTTCGCAAAGAATACGCCCCAAATTGCAACAACTTGAAAGTTGTAGCCCTAGGTCAGCGCGTTCCTCACAAAGCCAATTACTGGCTTTCATCAAAAAATGGGAAACTGCTTATGACAAAAAATGCAATGTTACTCAAGCAGCACAGGCTTGACATTTTTAACAACCTCTCAGATGAATTAGAAGACTTATGAAACAAACCAACATCAATGAAATGCTCGCAGGCCGTGAAGCCCGCTACGGCACTTTCGAAGGCCATGCCAGCATCAGCCAAACCATCAAGGACGACATGCGCAATCACCCGGGCTGGGAACGTCTGGTAAGTGACCAACGCGAAGCCTTGGAAATGATCGCCCACAAAATTGCACGCATCCTCAACGGTGACCCAAACTATGCCGACAACTGGGTCGACCTTGGCGGCTATCCAACTTTGGTGGCTAACCGCTTAGAAAAAGAGGACAATGCACAATAAACACAAAATCACACAAACTAAACATTATGAAAACCCTAATCCTTATCCTCACGCTCACCGCCACTTTTGCCCAGGCTCAGACCACCACCCGGTGCGTCAGGAACTGGGACAACAGCATCACCTGCACCACCAGCAGCAGCTCAGGGTTTTAAACATGGCGACCATCAACCCAGCCGACAAAGTGGAAAAGTGGGACATCACCCGCCTCATTCCTTACGCCCGTAACAGCCGCACCCACTCGGACGAGCAAATCGGCCAAATAGCCGCCTCAATCAAAGAATGGGGCTGGACTACCCCGGTGCTAGTTGACGAGGCAGGAAGCATCATTGCAGGCCACGGGCGCACCCTCGCCGCCCAACGCCTCAAGATGATTGAAGTCCCCGTAATGGTGGCCTCCGGCTGGAGCGACGCAAAGAAGCGGGCTTACATCATTGCCGACAATAAGCTGGCTTTGAATGCTGGGTGGGATGAATCCATGCTGGCTCTTGAGCTGGGCGAGATTAGCGATTTAGGCTTTGACCTCTCGCTCACTGGATTTAATGACAAAGAATTGAAATTATTAATGGATATTTCAGAGGCAGATGCAATTTACAGTGACAAAATCACAGTTCCAACCTACGAACCGAAAAATAAAAAGCCACCAGTAGAAGATTTGTACGACGATGAAAAGGCAATGGGCTTGATTGCTGACATCAAAGAAAGCAAGCTAACTCAACAAGAAAAAGATTTTTTGATGGCGGCTGCATCACGTCATATTGTTTTCAATTATTCCAAAGTCGCAGATTTTTATGCGCACTCGTCAAAAGAATGCCAAGAGCTAATGGAGAAAAGTGCTCTTGTAATTGTTGATTACAAGCAAGCCATTGAAAATGGATTTGTTCACTTAACCGCGCAAATAGATGATTTAAATGGCGAAGAATAAATACATTCTTGTTAGGCACGGCCAGACATATTGGAATAAAAATGGAATCATGCATGGCCAGTACGACATCCCATTAAATGAGACTGGCGCTAAGCAGGCCCACCAACTTGCTAATGAACTCAAGCATGATCATTTTGATTATTGCTACTACTCACCACTGCAACGCGCAAAATCTACGGCTAACAAAATTTTAAGATACCACCGCCACACAGAGAAATCATGCGACCCCAGGCTCATGGAACTCAGCAAAGGCTTATTAGAAGGAAAGCACCTCAACAGCGAAAAGCTATTGAAAAGCGAAGACCCTAATTTTTTGCAAAAATATCAAATAGAAAGCAAAACGGCTTTTTTGGCTAGGGTTAAATCTTTTGTCAACGACATGGAAAGCAAACACAGCGGAAAAAGCATTCTCATTGTGGCTCACAGCGGAACCATCAAAATGTTTATGTTTGCTTTAAACCCGCCAAAAAAGGTTATTCACAAAGCATATTACGACCTGCACATAAAAAACTGCAAACCATACACAATTGAATCATCAACATCAAAAGGCAGCAATATGAAAATCGGATTTTTCCCAATGGTCGCAGACATCTTGCACTCAGGCCATGTATTGGCTCTTGAAGAAGCAAAGAAACATTGCGACGTGCTTATTGTTGGACTTCATTGCAAACCAACATACAAAGACCCAATTCAATCAATTTATGAGCGATACATGCAGTTGCGTGCCGTTAAATGGGTTGATGAAGTAATCCCTTATGAGAACCCCACCAGAGATGCAGATATATTTTCCTCCCTTGAGTATGATGTTTATTTCTTAGGTGAAGACCATCGCACAGACGAATGGGAAATGAAATCCAAGATTGACGCTTTAGGCAAAGAAATAATCTACCTCAAACGCAAACACAATTACAGCAGCACGCGAGTGAAAAATGGCAATGCATAACTATGCCGTTTTCATCTTGACTCATGGCCGACCTGACAAGGTGATCACCTATAACACCTTGCGGCAATCAGGCTACACGGGAAAAATTTACCTCATTTGTGACGATGAAGACAAAACATTATTGGAGTACCAAGAAAAGTACAAAGATCAGGTGATTGTTTTCAGCAAACAATCTTACCAAGACAAGTTTGACATCATGGACAACTTCGAGGGTAATAAGGTAATTGTCTATGCACGCAATGCCTGCTATGACATCGCACGGACGCTAGGCTTGGACTACTTCTTTGAGTATGAAGACGACTACAAAAGCCTCATTCATCGTTTCGTTGATGGTCCTACTTTAGGTTACAAGCCCATCACAAGAATGAACAAAGTATTTGATGCCTTCATTGATTGTCTAGAAAACACGAAAGCCACTACCATCGCAATGGCTCAGGGCGGCGACTTCATTGGTGGCGCAGCATCATTTGATAGCGTGCAATACAAACGCAAAGCCATGAACAGCTTTGTGTTTAAGGTCAACAAAGACCCATCCGATGATTGCATTTTCATAGGCCGTATGAACGATGACGTCAACACCTATCTGACCCATGGCAGAACAGGCAAAATCTTTTGTCAGATCGCCAATGTCATGCTGACCCAAATGCAAACGCAATCTAACTCAGGCGGAAACACAGAGGCATACAAAACAATGGGGACTTATGTCAAATCCTTTTACAGTGTAATGGCGGCTCCAAGCTGCTGCAAGGTCAGCATGTTGATCACGACGCATCCGCGTATTCATCACAAAATTGAATGGAACAAGGCTGTTCCGAAAATAATGCATGAACGTCACAAAAAAATTAATGAGGCAGGGTAAAAATGACCACACGCAAACCAAAACTTGAAGAAAAACCCCTTATAAAAAAGCATGGCGGTGCTCGCCCAGGTACCGGCGGCGCTCAACCAGGAGCTGGACGGCCAAAGTTTGAGCCAGTAGACGCCGAGCGCAAACAAGTAGAAGCCTTGTCCGGTTACGGCCTGCCCATTGACCAAATTGCGATTCTGATTCGCCAAGGCATCAGCGTTGACACTTTGCGCATTCACTTCGCCACCGAGCTGGTGGCTGGAAAAGCCAAGGCAAATTCAGGAATAGGAAGAACCCTATTCCAAAAAGCCATGGGCGGCGACACCACGGCCATGATTTGGTGGAGCAAAACCCAAATGCGCTGGGCAGAAACTCAAAAACACGAAATCACCGGCGCTGACGGTGCCCCCCTAGAGTTTACGAAGATTGAGCGCGTCATCGTCAAGCATGAGTAAAGTCCTTCAACTCCAAACCCCCGCTTGGGCCATCCCCCTGATGGAACCCAGCCGCTACAAAGGCGCTTGGGGTGGGCGTGGCTCTGGGAAGTCGCACCTCTTTGCAGAATTGATGATAGAGGCCCATATCATCGACCAAAAGCGGCGAAGCGTCTGCGTTCGTGAGATTCAGAAATCACTCAGCCAATCGGTGAAGCGTTTACTGGAGACCAAAATCCAAGGCATGAACGCCGGTGCTTACTTCGAAGTCCAAGACGCCGTTATCAAGTCCAAGAAGGGCGATGGAGCCATTATTTTCCAAGGTATGCAGAACCATACCGCCGACAGCATTAAGTCGCTAGAAGGCTACGATTGCGCATGGGTGGAGGAAGCCCAAAGCCTGAGCCAAACCAGCTTAGACCTACTCCGACCCACAATCAGGAAACCAAACTCAGAACTTTGGTTTACATGGAACCCGCGCCAGTCCAGCGACCCGGTTGACATCCTCCTACGCGGTGCAACACCACCCAAAGACGCCACAGTTTTAAAGGTCAACTTCACCGACAACCCGTGGTTCCCCGACGTGCTCAGGGATGAAATGCAGTACGACCTCCGCCGTGACCCCGACAAATACCAGCACGTTTGGATGGGCGGTTACCTCACCAACAGCGTATCGCGGGTGTTTAAGAACTGGCGTGTCGACGACTTCGACGCCCCCCGTGACGCCATTCACCGCTTCGGCGCTGACTGGGGCTTTTCGGTTGACCCGACAACCTTGGTGCGCTGCCACATCATCGGGCGCACACTCTACATCGACTACGAAGCCTACATGGTGGGCTGCGAGATCGTCAACACCCCAGAACTATTTATGCAAGTGCCCGAGGCAGAAAAGTGGCCCATCGTTGCAGATTCAGCCAGGCCCGAAACTATCAGCCACATGAGAAAGAACGGCTTTCCAAAGATCATGACCGCCGTCAAAGGCCCGAAGTCCGTCGAGGAAGGCATTGAGTTCCTCAAGAATTACGACATCGTGGTTCACCCCCGCTGCCTCCACACTATCGACGAACTCACCCTCTACAGCTACAAAACCGACCCGTTAACCGGCAAGATACTGCCAGTTTTGGAGGACAAAAAGAACCACGTCATCGACGCCCTCCGCTACGCCTGCGAAGCCGTCCGGCGCTCCGGTGCAGCCAAACCCGCCACCTTCACCCCAATAGCTACTATGCACAAATGGTAGTCAATGCGACAATCGCGCAAACCCCAAGGAACTAAACACATGGCCCGCCTATCCACCGACCAACGCCTCGCCAACATTCACTCAGAAGCCATCACCCAGTTTGATGACGTCCAAAGCGCCCTGCGAGATGAGCGCCTGCAATGCCTCCAAGACCGGCGTTTCTACTCCCTCGCCGGTGCCCAGTGGGAAGGCCCGCTCTGGGATCAGTACGAAAACAAACCAAAATTCGAGGTCAACAAAATCATGTTGGCCGTCATTCGCGTCGTCAACGAGTACCGCAATAACCGCATCACGGTGGACTTCGTAAGCAAAGACGGTGCCGAAAACGACAAGCTAGCCGAAGTCTGCGACGGCCTCTACCGGGCAGACGAACAGGCATCAGTCGCCGACGAAGCCTACGACAACGCATTCGAGGAAGCCGTAGGCGGAGGCATCGGTGCATGGCGCCTGCGCACCGTCTACGAGGACGAGGAAAACGACGAAGACGACCGCCAACGCATCCGCATCGAACCCATCTTCGACGCCGACAGCTCAGTCTTCTTCGACCTCGGTGCCAAGCGCCAGGACAAATCAGACGCAAAATATTGCTACGTCGTCACCAGCATGACCCGCCAGGCTTACACCGAAACATACAACGACAACCCCACCGACTGGCCCAAAATCATTCACCAATCAGAATTTGACTGGTGCACCCCGGACGTGGTCTACGTCGCAGAATATTACAAAGTCGAGGAAAAGACCGAGACCATCCGCATCTTTGCGGCCATCGACGGAACCGAGGAACGCTACACACAAGCCGACTTCACCAACGACGAAAGCCTAGAGGAAACCCTAGCCGCTATCGGCTCCCGCGAAGTACGCCAAAAGAAGGTCAAGCGTAAGCGCGTGCGCAAATACGTTCTAAGCGGTGGCCGCGTCCTGGAAGACGCCGGCTACATCGCCGGTAAGTGCATCCCCATCGTGGTCGTCTACGGCAAACGCTGGTTTGTGGACAACGTGGAACGCTGCATGGGGCACGTCAGGCTTGCCAAGGACGCCCAGCGCCTCAAGAACATGCAGCTCTCCAAGCTCGGCGAGATCAGCGCCCTCTCAAGCGTAGAAAAGCCCATCCTCATGCCCGAGCAAGTCGCCGGGCATCAAATGATGTGGGCAGAGGACAACCTCAAAGACTACCCTTACCTGCTCATTAACCCCATCACCGACCAAAACGGAAACCAGGCCATTAGCGGCCCGGTGGCTTACACCAAAAGCCCACAAATCCCGCCCGCCATGGCCGCGCTCTTGCAGATCACCGAGACCGATATGCAGGACATTCTCGGCAACCAGCAAGGCGCAGACCAAATGGTCAGCGGCATGTCCGGCAAAGCCGTTGAGATGATTCAAACCCGCGTCGACGGTCAATCCTTCATTTACATGAGCAACTTTGCCAAAGGCATGAAACGCTGCGGCGAGATTTGGCTTTCCATGGCCCGTGACATTTACACCGAAGACAAGCGCAAAATGAAGACCGTCGCCCCATCCGGCGACTCCGGCGTCGTCGAGTTAATGCAACCCACCATCGACCAAGAAACCGGCGAAATCGTCATGGAAAACGACATGAGCAGCGCCACATTCGACGTCATCGCAGACGTGGGGCCGTCCAGCAGCAGCAAGAAGCAAGCAACCGTTCGTGCGCTTACTGGGATGCTCCAGATCACTCAAGACCCAGAGACAGCTCAGGTCATCACCGCCATGGCCATGATGAACATGGAAGGCGAAGGCATCAGCGACGCAAACGCCTACTTCAGGAAAAAGCTACTCCGCATGGGCGTGCTCAAACCCACCGACGCAGAGCAAGAAGAAATGATGGCCGAAATGCAAGGCAAGCCTCAAGACCCGAATGCGGTGTACCTCCAAGCCGCAGCCGAAGAAGCCACAGCCAAAGCCGCCAAAGCCCGCGCCGACACCGTGGAAACCGTCGCAGCCGCCGAACTCAAACGCGCCCAAACCATGAAAACCTTATCCGAGGTCGACATGGAATCTCAAGACCACGCCATGAAGATGATGGAAACTTTGATGCCACCAATGCAACAAGAGCAACCCCAGTTGTGAATTGAGTTAAAAAGAGCGACAATGCGCTAAACGGCACCCCGCCCAGCCGTTTCTATGGGCGAGTTCGACAGGGTCAACGATGAATCAAAAGGTAGAAGCAAACGATAGCCAAGACGACGACGTGATCGTTCAGGACGAAATCCAAGCCGAGGACGCGCCCAGCGCAGACTCAGCCGACCAGTCCAACGAAAGCGACAACGACGACGTGATCGTAAGCATTGGCGAGGACGCACCACCTCCCGAGGAACCAGCTCACGCGCCCGAATGGGTACGCGAATTGCGTAAAACGAACCGCGAACTTCAGCGCCAAAACCGCGAACTTCAGGGAAAGCTACACACCACCGCCACCACCGAGAACAAACCGGTCGTGCTGGGGAAAAAGCCCACCTTAGAAGATCACGACTACGACGCCGATCAATTCGAGACAGCATTGACCAATTGGTTCGAGCGCAAGCGAACAGCCGACGACGTCAACGCCAAGCAAGAAGCTGAAGTTATGAATCAGCAAAAGGCCTGGCAATCCAAGCTGGACGGCTACAGCAAAGCGAAAGCAGAACTGAAAGTCAAAGACTTTGATGATGCCGAGGCAATCGCCCAGGAATTATTCAGCGTCACCCAGCAAGGTGTCATGCTCCAAGGTGCCGATAATCCGGCCCTCGTGGTTTACGCACTTGGCAAGAACCCAAAGAAGGCAAAAGAGCTATCCGAGATCAAAGACCCCGTAAAGTTTGCATTTGCGGTCGCTAAACTGGAGAAAGACTTGAAAGTTACCAACCGCAAAGCAGCCCCACCGCCCGAGCGAGTAGTCACAGGTACTGGCCGCTCATCCGGCGCGGTGGACTCAACCCTAGAGCGGCTCCGCGAAGACGCTGCCCGCACTGGCAACATGACGAAAGTCATTCAGTACAGAGCACAGAAACGCGCAGTCTCAAAATAATCATTTTCAGGAAATAAATCATGTCAAACGCATTTAGCAAAGAAGAACGTGTCGCCTTTGAAGACCTCCTCGAAGGCTTCCAAGACGCACTGGTGCTTTCCCGCCACGTTTCGGTCTACAACACAGACCAAACACAAATGGAGCGTTCAAACAACACCATTTGGCGTCCACAGCCTTACATCGCGCAGTCCATCGACAGCACGCCAGGCGTAACTATTGCCGGTTCTTACCAAGGCATGACCCAGTTGGCCGTCCCCGCTACTCTCGGCTTCAGCAAGACAGTGCCATGGGAAATGACCACCTTGGAACTCCGTGACGCCCTGCAAGAAGGTCGCCTCGGTGACAGCGCCAAACAGAAACTTGCATCCGACATCAATATCGCCATCATGAACTCAGCCGCTGGCCTCGGTTCTTTGGTCGTGCCAATTGCTGCCGCTGCCGGTGACTACGACGACATCGCCCTGTGCGACGCCATCCTGAACGAGCAAGGCGTGCCCGATTACGACCGCTTCATCGCCCTCTCCAGCCGCGACTACAACGGCCTCGCCGGTAACTTGGCCGCTGCCACACGTTCATTCGGTAACTCCAAGTCCGACAAAGCCTACGAGCGTTCATACGTCGGTACGGTCGCCGGCTTCGAGACTTACAAAATGGACTACGCCAACCGTCTGACAGCAGCCGCTGGCGGCGCTGCCATCACTATCGACACCAGCGGTGCAGGCACACAAGCGAACTACGCTCCTCAAGCCACATCGACCTCCGTCGGCGGCCAGATCAACGTTGACAACCGCTTCCAAACCGTCACCGTGACCACCTCGGAAAGCGTCAAAGCTGGCGACGCCTTCACAATCGCTGAAGTCTACGCCGTGCACCACATCACCAAGCAATCCACCGGCCAACTCAAGACATTCCGTGTCGTGAGCGTCCCCGTCGGCGGCACCAGCTTAGTGATTACTCCACCGATCATCGGCGCTCAGGGCGTGGCCCCAACCGACGCTCAGTTGCAGTACAAAAACGTCGAAGTGGCCATTGCAGCCGACGCAGCCGCCATCACCTTCCTGAACGTCAACACCGCAGCGGTTAACGTGTTCTGGCAGCGTGACTCCTTGGAAATCTTGCCCGGACGCTACGCAGTGCCCTCGGACGCTGGTGTCGCAGTCATGCGTGCAAGCACCGACCAAGGCATTGAGTTGGTGATGCAAAAGTTCTACGACATCGACAGCATGACCATCAAATACCGCATGGACACCCTGTTCGGCGTGGTCAACAAAAACCCGGAAATGTCAGGTATACTTTTGTTTAATCAATAATTAAACAAGATAATACCGCTTAATGTGTTATCATGCTCTTGAGTTAATCAGGAGCATGATATGCACATTTTGTACAAGTTGGTTTTTTCGTCGGGCAAGGCATATATCGGACAAACGTCACGCAATATGAATATCCGCATCGCACAGCATAAGCGGTCTGTCAAAAGTGACAGTCAATTGGCTGTGCATTGTGCGTGGCGCAAGTACGGTGAGCCTGCAATCACGGTGGCTGCTGAGTTTGAGACGCAAGCCGAATTGCACGCGGCAGAAAAAGTGGCGATCATTGCTTTAGGAACATTGGCTCCACAAGGGTACAACGTTGCTTACGGTGGTGAAACCGCCCCATCCAAAAATCCAGATGTTGCTGCGAAGATTTCTGCAAAGGCTACAGGCAGAAAGTATGCTGACGTTTCATCATGGGTTAAGGCATCAATTGAACTTTGGAAAAATCAAGACTATCGTAAGAAGGTAACTGAAAGCCTTAAGGCAACATGGACAGATGAGATGCGTTTAGCACGATCTATGCAAACAAAACTGGCATGGAAAGAACGCATAAAATCTGGTTATGTAATGCCAGAATCAACCAAGCAAAAGTTGGCAGATTACAAGAGAACTCCAGAAACTCGTGCCAAGATGAGCCAAGCAGCAAAAGAACGAACTAGACCTGCACGAGATGAAAGTACAAAGCAGAAAATCTCTGGAAAAACAACAAGCTCGTGGCAAGACCCTGTTATCAGGGCCAAGCGACTGGCATCTATGCAATTAGCCCGTGATAAACGCAAACTGGAGAAAACACCATGCCCCTGAAACAAGGCTATAGCACCAAATCAATCGGTAAAAACATTTCCAAAGAAGTGAAATCCGGAATGCCCCAAAAGCAAGCCATTGCAGTCGCACTCAGCACCGCACGCACAGCCGCACTCAAAGCAGGCAAGCCAGGCAAAGCCCCAAAGAAAGCCAAGTGATGAAAGAAATTATCTTGATGCCCAAATACGCAAAAGACAAAAAGCCAACAAAGAAGCGTAAACCCTCCAAACCCCTGGACGGCATCAACCACCGCCTATTGCGCGAACAGGCCGCGCAAGCTACCATTCAAGCCTCCCCAGCACCATCAGACAACGCACCGCCAACCCGCGCAGAGCTAGAAACCAAAGCCGCCCAGCTTGGCATCAAATTTGATGGTCGCACCCGCGACAAAAAGCTGGGACAATTGATTCAAGAACAACTCACTGGAGAATAAACATGGGATGGACCAAGCGCCAATTCGTCACTCAAGCCTTCGAGGAAATTGGCCTCGCCTCCTACGTCTTCGACCTCACACCCGAGCAACTTCAATCAGCCCTTCAGCGCCTCGACACCATGATGGCCGCATGGAACGCCCTAGGCATTCGCCTCGCCTACCCGCTACCCAGTAGCCCCCAGGACAGCGACCTAGACGAGCAAACCAACGTCCCAGACAGCTCCATCGAAGCCATCTACACCAACTTGGCCATCAAACTCGCGCCCAGCTACGGCAAGCAGGTTATGCCCGACACCAAGACCACGGCGAAAGAATCGTACAACACGCTTTTATCTATCGCCGCTATGCCCAACCAGCAACAAATGCCAGGCTCCATGCCCAGCGGTGCAGGCAACAAACCATGGCGCGTCTACGACAATCCATTCTTACGCCAGCCCACCACCAGCGTGCAAGTCGGCGGCGACAGCCAACTAGAATTTAACTAAGGACACCACCGCATCATGGCAACTATCAACCAACTCTCAGGCCTAAGCCAAGTCTCCGGCGGCGATCAAATCCCCGTCTACGTCCCCAACAACGGCGACGCCCGACGTATGTCCGTCACCCAACTCCTGCAATACTTTCAAACTACCTTCGCATCGCCCACCGTGGCGACAAACTTATTCACGCCAGGCACCGGCTTTAACGTCGCCGTTCCCACGCCCGTAAGCGCCCAACAATGGATGGTCATCCAACCAGCCGGAACACTCGCCACCGGCACAATCACCCTGCCACTTAACACCGGCACGCCAGACGGCACCGAGGTACTGGTCACCACCACCCAGCAGATAACCGCCTTCACGCTCGCCGCCAATGGCGCTGCAAACCTCTACGGCGCTCCAAGTGCCCTATCAGCTCAAGACTTCTTCAGAATGCGCTTCTACCAGGCCACAAATAGTTGGTACCGCATCGGGTAACTCATGGCAACCAAAGACGCCCGATTGACCAACGCCGGTGTAACCGGCTACAACAAGCCAAAGGCCACACCAGGCCACCCAACCAAAAGCCACGTCGTCGTAGCCAAGGCCGGTGACCAGGTTAAAACCATCCGCTTCGGTCAACAGGGCGTCAAAGGCTCCCCCGAAGGCAGCAAACGAAACGAATCATTCAAAGCCCGTCATGCCGAAAACATTGCCAAAGGCAAAATGAGCGCGGCATTTTGGGCCAACAAGGTCAAGTGGTAAACCATGGCACAAATCGCAATCCTTAACGGCATCTACACCGACGGCACGCCAGAACTACGCACCGCCTACCCCGTCAACATGGTGCCCGTACCAAAGAAGTCGGGCATCAGTAATGGCTTTCTACGCCCCGGCGACGGAATCGTAGCCAACGGAACCGGCCCCGGCACTGACCGTGGTGGCATCAACTGGAACGGAATTTGTTACCGCGTCATGGGCACAAAACTGGTGACAGTCTCCAGTAACGGCACCGTCACCACCCTAGGCGACGTCGGTGGCCCGGTCAACAACCTAGTCACCTTTGACTACAGTTTCGACCGCCTCGCCATCGTCAGCGGAACCAGGCTCTATTACTGGAATGGCACCCTCACGCAGGTAACCGACTCAGACCTAGGCATCGTCCTTGACATGGTGTGGGTCGATGGCTACTTCATGACCACCGACGGCGCAAACTTAGTCGTCACCGAACTATCCGACCCCACGCAGGTAAACCCGCTTAAATACGGAAGTTCAGAGGTAGACCCAGACCCAGTCGTGGCCTTGCTCAAGCTCAGGAACGAGGTCTACGCGCTCAACCGAAACACCATCGAGGTGTTCAACAACGTAGGCAGCGAATTTTTCCCATTCGCCCGTATCGACGGTGCCCAGCTTCAAAAGGGCGTCATCGGCACCCACGCTTGCTGTGTCTACGTTGATCGCATCGCCTTTCTAGGCAGCGGCTTAAACGAAGCCCCAGCCATCTACGTCGGAGCCGCCGCCACCACGCAAAAGGTCAGCACTCAAGAGATCGACAATTTGCTCTTGAACTACACCACCGCCCAACTCGCGCTGGTCAAACTCGAAGCCCGTAACGACAAAGCCCATCAGCACCTCTACGTTCACCTCCCAGACCGCACCATCGTCTACGACGCCTCCGCATCCGAGGCATTAGGCGAACAGGTATGGTTTACCCTAACCACCACCGTGGTGGGCTTCGCGCAATACCGCGCGCGCAATCTGGTGTGGGCTTACGACAAATGGCTTATTGGAGATCCGCAATCAAGCGCCATCGGCTACTTGGTCCAAGACACCGGCCACCACTGGGGCCAGCAAGTGCGCTGGGAATTCGGCACCACCATTGTTTACAACGAAAGCAAAGGCGCAATTTTCAATGAGCTGGAACTGGTCAGCTTAACCGGAAGCGTAGCCCTCGGCACCAACCCAAAGATCAGCACCAGTTACAGCCTAGACGGGAAATCATGGAGCCAGCCCCGCAGCATCTCAGTAGGCACGACCGGCAACACCTTAAAGCGCCTTTCATGGTTCCAGCAAGGCCATATGCGTAACTGGCGCATTCAACGATTCCAAGGCTCCAGTGACGCCCATATCTCATTCGCACGCCTAGAAGCCCAAATAGAAGCACTGGCGTTTTAATCATGGCAACCGCACCCTACTCACGCAAACTCAGCCTAACCCGCGATCAGCTCGCGGCCTTCTTAACCGACCAACAACAGATCAGGCAATTCGAGTTGCTTTTTGCCGTCGTCGACCAAGTATCAGCCAACCCAGACACACAGGGCACCGAGGTGCAAGCAGGCAGCGCCCAGGCCACCGCCAATGAAGCCCTCGCCATCATCGCCTCACTCGCCCAGGACACCGCCGTTGACGACGCCGTCATCAATGCCAAAGTCCAAGCAGCCCTAGACGCCATCAGCCGCCTGGCCGCATCCATTGAACTCATCCCAGCCGCGCCCGTAACCGAGCGTAACAACTCAATAGTTACCGATTACATTGATTTTGATGAATCATCTCCCCATGCGGATAAAGTTCGGCGCATGGCATGGAACGACTTTGACGAAACCCTAGACCTTGGCATGAGGTACGGCGTTACTCAGCAGATCGGCCTAGAGACCTACGCACGCGTTCAAAATAACACCGGCGTCACTATTCCAAATGGCACGGTCGTAGGCTTCACTGGCGTCGTCCCAGACAGCACGCTTGCAGTCTCCCCATATTTAGCCAATGGAGCAACTCCCACGCTTTACGTCTTGGGCGTCATGACGCACGACTTTCCAGATTCAGGCACTCGCGGATATTGCACCACCTTCGGCTACGTTCGAGACCTAGACACCAGCGCCTACACAGTTGGAGATATTCTTTACGCATCACCAACAGTTGCCGGTGGATTAACCAAAATAAAACCAACCTCCCCAAATAACGTAGTACCCATTGCAGCCGTTCTAAAAGTCAGTGCAACAATTGGCGTAATTTTCGTTCGCCCAACAATTCAGCAACAGCTCTACTACGGCGAGTTCACCAAGACCAATAGCCAAACGCCAGCCGCAATAAACACCGCCTATCCCCTGCTTTTCAATACGACCCAAATTGCCAGCGGCGTCTATGTCGGAGCCACCACATCTCAGGTTTACGTTAATCAGGCAGGCTTATACAATCTCGCCGTTTCCGTGCAAATTACCTCGGGCAATAGCTCTCAGAAATCAATTCGGGTATGGCTCCGCAAAAATGGAACCACTGATTTGCCAAATTCAGCGCGAGTTGCATCCATCACGCTTAATAATGGATACCTAGTCGTCACTCTAAACGTGATTGCATCATTGCTTGCCAACGAATTCATTGAAGTTATGTACGCCTCAGATAACACAAACGTAAGCATCTCAACCGTAGCAGCCACCGCATTTGCACCCGCTGCACCAGCAGTCATTCTCGCCGTCACCCAGACCGAACAATAAGGAACCACCACCATGACCGTCACCGTGAAAGTGCTCATTCCGGCCAAACAAGCCGAAAACAGCCAAACCACCCAATACACCGCCACCAACGCCCGTGCCTTGATCGACAAATTCACCGCCACCAACACCAGCGCGGCCAACGTCACCATTGGCGTGAATTTAGTCACTAGCGGCGGAACCGTAGGCGCGTCCAACCTTATCGTGGACACCCGCAGCATCGCCCCCGACGAGACCTACACATTCCCCGAGCTGGTGGGCCAGGCACTCGAAGCCGGTGGCTTTATCTCAACCATTGCCAGCGCAGCCACCGCATTGACAATCAGGGCCTCAGGCCGCGAAATCACCTAACAGGACACTGCCCAATGAAAAACTTTCTAGTCATCCCCAAAGGCTTCGCAGGCCTCCCCATGGGCGAGGAATTTATCAGCACTTCAGAGAACAAGAAGAACACCCAGACCGCCATTGACGACTGGCTTCTCGGACCCGAAACACCCAGCAACGAACCCGGCGCGAACAAAGTTTATTGGGTCGCCCTAGGCAAGGCCATGCAGGTCGACGAAAAAGAAGCCCGCCGCCGCCGCTGCTCCAACTGCGAGTATTACGACAACAGCACCATGACCCAGGCCAACATGGAGCGCATCCCGCAAAACCAATGGGACACCGGCGCAGGCTTCAGGGGTTACTGCAAAAAGCTCAATTTCATCTGCCACGATTTGCGCTCATGCCAGGCATGGGAAGAACGCGAAGCAGAGATGGATTGACGAAGTGCGAATTTATGCGAAAATCAAGCCGCTGAGAATCATGCTACCAGCGGCATCCAATGAAAAGTTGAGGTGTTCTTATGGGGTTACTTAGCACAATAGGCGGTTTAGCCGGTTCTTTTTTTGGTGGGCCTATTGGTGGCACCATTGGCGGTGCCCTTGGCGGCGCTTTAGAAGGCGGTCAAGCAGTGGGCCAAGCCTCTCAAGCGCAAACAGGCGCAGCTCAAGCAGGCATTGACGAACAACGTCGCCAGTTCGACGCGGTTCAGAAACTACTTCAGCCTTATGTCGCAGCAGGTGCACCAGCCCTAACCCAGCAACAGGCCTTCTTAGGCTTGCAAGGCCCAGAGGCAGAACGCGCCGCCATCGAGCGCATCAGCGGTGGCGAGGCTTACAAAGCCATGGCCCAGCAAGGCGAGGAAGCCCTATTGCAACGCGCATCGGCAACCGGTGGCCTTCGCGGTGGCAACATCCAAGCCGCCCTAGGCCAGTTCAGGCCGCAGCTACTCTCAAGCCTTATTGAGCAGCAATACAGCCGCCTTGGTGGGCTTACCTCACTCGGCCAGCAATCCGCCGCAGGCGTGGGCACAGCAGGCATGACAACCGGCGCGAATATTGGCAATCTGCTACAGCAGCAAGGCGCAGCTCAAGCCGGTGGAATCCTAGGACAACAAAGCGCCCTGACCGGCGGCATCAATCAAGCACTTGGCGCAGTCTCAGGCGCTGGCGGTTTTGGCAGCTTATTCGGCGGCGGCTCAGGAACATCTGGTTTACAAGCCCAATTCTCTCAAACCCCCGTCGGTAGTTCAGGCTTCGGCAGTGGCATGGCGTATGGCGGGCAAGACCTAGGCCAATACTTCTAAGGACAAAAATATGCAACCAATCAACTATTTGCAACAAGTTGCAGACCCTTTCACCCAATCTTTACAAGGCTACAAAATCGGCGCTGGCATGGCCGAAATCGAAGCCAAGAAAGTAGAAGCCCAACGCCAACAACAGCAGCAACAATTAGCAGCTCAGGAACAGGCAAAATTCTTTGCCCTTCCAAACCCAACGATGAAAGACGCCGCCAAATACGCTTCGCTATTGTCCCCGGCACAGGCAAAAGAATTTTTGCCCTACATGGAAGGCATCAGTAAAGAAAAGCAACAAGGCGTCTTGAAGTCAACAGGCCAAATCCTGTCTGCCTTGCAAGTCAACCCACAAACCGGAATCAAACTATTGCAAGACCGCGCCCTAGCCGAACGCAACTCAGGCGACGAAGAAGAAGCCTCATTGTTTGACCGTTACGCCGAAGCCGCCGCCGACCCAACCAAAGGTGGACCAGGCGCGGTATTCAAAGCATTAACGACAAACTTGGCCTACCTCCCAGGCTCAAAGGAAATGTTTGAAAGCATCGACAAGGCTTTGGGTACGGTACGCGCTGAAGCCTTGGCTCCATCAGCATTAGAAAAAGCAGGCGCGGAAGCCAAGAAAGCAGTTTCCGAAGCCGAAAAATCAGCAATTGAATCCGCATTCGCAGAACGCTTGCAGCAAGCCGGTTTGAACAAAAGCAACTGGGACATCAAAAACCTGCAAAGCCAAATCGGTGACCGCTCCCAGCGCCTCGCCCTAGACAAGCAAACCACCGCCGCCACCGTAGCCGAAAAGTTTGCAAGCATTAACGAAAAGCTCGGCACCATCCCAGCCGACACCCGCAAACTAATCAACGAAACCGCCGTCATCGCCAGCACCTCTAAGCAGGCCGCAGACCAAATGAACGACCTCGCTCAACGCATCGAAGGACTCGGCGGTTACGGTGCAGCTTCACGGCTCGGTGAATTTGCCAAGTCAACCCTAGGCATCGAGGGCTACGACACCGCTTTGCGCCAAGAATACACACGCCTGCGCAATCAAGCCGCCATCAAATCACTACCGCCAGGCCCAGCCACAGACAAAGACATCGAGATGGCCCTACGCGGCTTTCCCAAAGACACATCAGATTCAAAGAACGTGGCCCAGTTCTTGCGCGGCATGGCAAAAATGCAAAATATCGACGCCTCCATCAACAACGCCAAAACCGACTGGCTCGCCAACAACAATGGCACCCTTACCCGTGCCAAAAACACATTCATCGCCGGGGACTACGCAGCCAAACCAGGCGAAACCTTCAACGACTTTTCTCAGCGCATAGTCACCGACGTGTCCAAAAAAGCAGGGCCACCAAAACAAACCTCACTGGTGGAACAAATCCCCACACCACGCACTCCAGCACCAACTCAGGCGGTCAGCATTGAAGATCAGGCTTTGGCAATTATCAGAGGTGGCAAATAATGGCCGCATCATCTGAATTCGCCGCATGGATTGTCGCCAACGCAGCAAAAAGAGGAACGACCGAGTTTGATACCGTAGCCCGAGCTTTTGAATCGGCAAGATCGCGTGAAAATGCAGCCGCCCAAGAAGCACAGGCCGCGCCACTCCCGCAGGAACCCGGCATAAGCCAGCAGCTCATTGGTGCAGGCGAGACCGCCCTAACCCTAGGCACTGGTGCCACAGGTGGCCTCATCGGTGGCATCGTAGGTGCAGGCACCGGTTTGGCCCAACAAATCCTCTCAGGACAATTCGGCACACCCGAAGCCGTCCGAGCGGTCGAGAAATCCGCCGTAGAAGGCGCTCAGGCGCTCACCTACCAGCCACGCACCCAAGCAGGACAAGAGCAAGTGCAAGCCGTAGGCCAAGCCCTAAGCGCTTTGCCGCCCGTTATGCCCATGCTCGCGGCCCCAGGCCAAGCAATGCAAGCCGTGCGCAACGTCGCCCCCCTCGCTAAAGTCACCGCCCAACGCGGTACAGCCGCCGCCCAACAAGCAGCAGGCAGGGCAGGCCAAGCAATAGCAAGGCCCATACAGGCCGCTACAACCGCCGTGCGCGAGACTTTAGGCATGGAAGCCCCACCAATCACACCAGCCACTACCGGAGCTCGTGTAGCCGCCGGTGCAGCCGCCACCCCCGAGGCCTTACGCCGCGTCACCACCGCCGAAGGTTTACCCGTCCCCATTAAATTAACCAGAGGCGCAGCAAGCAGGGAAGCCCAGCAACTAGAGTTTGAAAAAGAACAACTCAAGTCATCCCTTGGTGGCCCCCTTCGCCAACGCGCCGAAGAAAACAACCTCCAAGCCTTGCAAAACTTCGACGCCTTGGTGGACATGACCGACGCCCAGCTATCCGACCTTTCAAGCACCGGCGGTGCAGTCGTTAAAACATTGACCGAGGGCCTAACAGCCGCCAAGAACAAAACCCGCGCCGCCTACAAAGCAGCCGAAAACGCCGGTGAACTCGAAAACAATGTCACCCTGAAAAACGTAGTCGACTACATCAACGAAAACATCCCCGAAGGCGACCTAGCCCCAGTCCTCAAAGCCGCACGCGCCAAAGCCATCGCCATCGGTGCCGCCTTACCCGACGAAGCAGGCAACCTAATCGCCCAGCCCGTCACCCTCAAGCAAGCCGAAAGCCTACGCCAAACCTTTCAACGCGCAGGCTTCGAAGGTGCAGATCAATTTCACGGCGGCACCCTTCGCCGCGTCTTCGACGGAGAGACCGAAAACCTAGGCGGTGACCTTTACAAAAAGGCCCGTGCCATCCGCACCGAGCAAGCCCGAAAATTTGAAAACCGCGCCGTAGTCGCCAGGCTCATTAAAAACAGAAAAGGCATGGAAGACCCCCTAGTCGCAGCCGATCAGGTATTCAGAAAATCCGTGCTTGGCGCGTCACCCGAAGAAATCACCTTCTTAAAGCGTGTCCTGGTCACTAGCGGAAAAGACGGCCAGCAAGCATGGAAAGAACTCCAAGGCGCTACCGTTCGCCACCTCCGTGACGAAGCCACCAAAGGCATGGGTATGGACAGCAACGACCGTCCCCTAGTCAGCCCCGCAAAGCTCAACCAAACTATCCGCGCCTTAGACGCCAATGGACGCCTAGACGTTATCCTCGGTAAAAAGAACGCCGCCATTGTGCGTGACCTCAACGACGTGGTGAAATACGTCACCACCGTGCCACCAGGCACGCTAATCAACAGCTCAGGCACCGCAGGCACCCTATTAGCAGCCATGGCCGAAGCAGGCGCTACAGGCGCTTTAACCGGCTTGCCACTCCCAATAGCATCCGGCATCACCCAGCTCGTCAAGATGCGCAAAGAAGGCCGTACCAAAGCCAAAATTAACGAAGCCCTCAACGCCTTGCCAATCGCCCAGCCATAAACGACAATCACCCATCACCAAGGACTAAACACAATGTCAGCACTTGAAGTCAATCAACCGTTCCCGATATTCACCGACATCGACGGACAACCGCTGGAGAATGGTTACATCTGGCTCGGCACGGTCAACCTAGACCCCCAGACAAACCCCATCAACGTCTACTGGGACGCCGCCCAAACCATCCCAGCCGCGCAGCCTATTCGCACGCTCAATGGCTACCCGTCCAACAGCGGGACGTCTGCACGCTTGTACGTTTCTCAGGACTACAGCATCCGGGTAATGAATAAGAACGGAAGCACGCTTTACACCTCATTAAATGGCAATGCTTTCCCAGGCTCGGCGGGTAACTTGTTTGAGAACGCCACCGGAGATGGGACAGAGACAATCTTCGCCGTGCCTTTCGTCCCCAGCCTCATTTACATCAACGGCGTGTATCAAAACCAAAGCAGCTACACCATAGCCGGTGGCAACGTTACATTCTCCGAAGCGCCACCAGTCACATCAGTGATTGAGTTTCTGATTTAAGGATTACAAAATGTTAAAAACAACTGGATTCCCAGCCACACGCACAGGCGATCAGACCATCGTTGATGGAAGTTTGGTTATAGACACATCCGGCGAAGGCATCAATTTCACCGCCAACACACCAGCAGCAGGGACGACCTCGCAGTTGTTGAACTGGTATGAGGAGGGGACTTGGACCCCTAGTTTGGGTGGAGATGCTACTTATTCTTATCGCGAAGGGTTTTACACTCGCGTTGGAAGGCTGGTTACAGTTTCAGGAATTATTATTATTAATTCTATTGGGACAGGAAGCGCTACGCAAATATCTGGGATACCTTTTAACGTTGCACAAAATGGCTCTGGGTCATGTTCATATTTTGATGCTATTGTT